ATGTATTCTCCGACCATATCCATAAGGTCCATGCCTATGTTTTCTAAAAGAGCAGTCTTGCCCATTCTGCTTCCCTCTAGGAAACCCTCTGCATAAGAGACAATGTTGTTTATGTCTTTCATAAAGCTATTTGTATTAAAGCTTACCTGCATTATAGTTCTATTCCCTGATTTTCAGATCTTCTCAAAATAACTTTGTAAAAGTCTACTGTACCAAAAGGTCCAAGCTGAGGTTCGTGGGTGGCTATTTCAAACAATGTAGACAGGCCGATTCTTGGTCCTGAAGTTTCTGTATATATCGGAACCTGGAATTCATCTCTTATGTTTGTTACAAGAATGTTTGTCATTGCTTTGTTTTGACCAAGACTGGTAACTCTAAGGTCCGAACGGACTCTTCCCAACAACAATACATCCTTAGACATATTTATATTTGTGTCAAGCTCCTCTTTTACCCTTCTGCCACCAGCAGCAAAATTACACGTAGTAACTCTATCTAGAGTCCATGCTTTGCTAACCGCACCATAAGATCCCTGCTGCACTTCTGGATAATAAATGTCTGCGTATAGTGGATAGACAAATGTTATGCTATTGCAAGTATCCATTAAAAGATTCCTGGCTTAAAGGCGTTACCTCTGTGATTATTTAAAATTTTATCTACAACAAGGTTTCCAGTACCAGAAAGAAGTTGCGGGTCAAAGGTCATGTCAAACTGATCAGTCTTATACTTTGTAACAAAATTTCTATAGTATTCGTTACGGTTGCACTTTATGTCTTCAATAAGCATTGCAACTGCAATCTCAATTTCTGGAGGGACGGCTTTGTATCCAACATCAAGAACAAAGATGTAATCGTATCCTCTGGGGAACCCCACACCACCGCCACCGTATGGGCCTATATCTCCATAACCTCGTGGTAGCTGCAATGGCTTAGACTCACTCCTATTAAAAATCTGTGATGAATACCTAACTATTGCTGAGTTGTTTACAGAAATGATAAAGTGGTCTGGCCAACTTTCACGAGTATCTTCATCAAAGACTAGGATGTTGTTTTCATAAACCTTAAGAACCTTCTTAACCTTATGCCACATGGGGTAATAGTCTGTTCCTTCCCCTATGCCCTCTACAACAAGCTTTTTATTATAAAATCCTTCTCCTGCTGCCGCTCCATTACCCAGATACCCGTCAATTATTGACCTAGCAACAATCTCTAATCTTTTGTACTCTGCAATTTCTGATGCCGTTGTGCCCAAGGTGTTTGGATCTATGTATGGGCGATAGATTGTGAGGTTTTCATCAACAACGATCTCGCCCAAAGAATTTATTGCCCTAAAGGCAAAGTCTCTGTCAAACTGAACTTTTGCTCTTGGTAACAAGTACTCTATTTTAGACTCAGCGTCAGAAGTAATTTCTGATATCTCAACGGAGTTATCTACGACATCTTCTACTTGAATTGTGTAGACGGTATCGGCCTCTGGGACATCCCATGAGGTTACGATTGGATATGGGGGGATTCTTAAGATCTCCATTAAATACCGAACTCCTTAGCGACCTCTAGTGGAGTAACAAGTCTTGTGTGATTTCTCGTTAACCACAAGTCTGCCTGATCCTTAGTCATAATATTGTAACCCTTTGATACCCTGCCAACTTCTTGCCAGAATACATTTCGAGAAGAGTAAATAGCAACCTTATCGTAAACATCCTCTACGACAACCTCTGCTTTCTTAAATACCATTCTTCTCCTTGGGTCTACTCTTATTATACATGATAATTAAAATAAAGAAGGAGGGCAATCCGTTAAGATTACCCTCCAACTTTTTTAAGTAGCTACTGTTTAGGAAGCTGCCTTGGTTGCGAACGAGATAGCATCTTGCTCTTCCCAGTTAAGTCCGAAACGAACGAATACTGTGTACTCAATCGTGTCTTTCTTGGGAACATAGAAGCGGTTAACTGTGATATCGCGCTGGAAACCCCAAATACGGTTCTGAGGGAACGTAAGGTCTACGTAGTCTGCAGGGTAGTAAGGAACTTCAAGAACGGGGATACCAAGAACGCGAGTCTGACGTGCGTTGCCAAAGGTCTGGCTGACTCCACCGAGGTATGAACCACGAGCAGCTTCAGTTGAACCAAGAGCGTCAAAGACAGTACCGTTGTTCTTTACGATGTTAGCAAAGGTGTCCGTACCAGCATAGAACTTGAGTCCTGTCTGGATAGCACGATAACGACGGGGGAGTCCGAGGATAAGCTTCTGCATATCGTCAGTTGTCCAGTCAGCGCCAGCGGAAACAGCAGCTTCGTTAGCAAACCCATCGGCATTTGCACGAGCAATGAAGCCGTCCATAATTCCGAGGAAGTCGTCGCTAGTGTTAGTGGTGTCTCCGTTAATTGCGAGGTCCTCGATATCGTTACCGAAAGCCGTTGTCATTAGACGAACCAAGTGGTCCTCTAGTGCTCCGCCTTCAATATTGTCTTCGAGTGCTTCTGAGGAAACTTCCCAGTCAAGACGAAGCTTCTTTGTAGTAAGCTCCACCTTGCTGAAGGTAGCTCCAGCATTCTTGAATGATGCGTCTCCCTGATTGGCTGCACGAACAACGCGCTCTCCAACGTTAACCTTTTCAAGTTCCATTGTGTTAGCACGCATAGTTACGCGGCGACCGTCATTGGCGAGAGTAGTAGCGTCCCAGACATAATCGATAAATCGACGAGCCTGTTCTGGACGCAGGATACCAGCACCTGGGTAGTTAGGGTTATCAGTAAATGATGGGTTAACTGCGTTGGGACCTAGAAGGGACCCGTACTCTGCTTCTGCTGGAGTGTTGTTACCAACAAATGCAAATGCAGGATCTGAAACGCCACCAATACCACCTGCAGCAACTTGACCGTCCGAGTTAGGAAAGCCTGTTGTACCAGGAATATTTTTAATAATTTCTTCCGACATATATTTCACCTCCCAGTGAGTTTTTGTTTTTAGTTCAGTAGATCGGCTGTTGTGAGGAAACGTCCGCCCCATACTGATTTTTCAACCATTGCTGGTTCCTGTACGATCTCGCCCAGATCGCCAGACTTGCGGAAAGCTGTGTCTGCTTCAAGAGCATTTACAGACTTTCCAAGATTTTCAAATCCATTCTCAGCATCGGCAAGTTTTGCCTCTGTCAATTCATTAGACTTTTTAAGTGAATCAATGTCGGCACTAAGGGCCTTAATCACTGAAACGATGTCTCCCAAGGCTGATGAAAGAGTATCCTTAAGGTCTGCTATTGCAGATACCTCGTCGGACTTCTTAGTCTTCATGTCCTCGTTAGCCTCTTCTTCAAGAGTCTCCACTGCTTCAACATCTTCGTCTTCCGAGTCTTCTGCTGGTGTGGCCTTTGTAACGATTTCATCTACCTTGTCTACATCAACATCAGCATTTGCTGTGTCAAGTTCGGTGTCGGTAGTTTCAACTATGGCATCTGCCTTGGTAGCGTCTTCAACTTCTACATTTGTTGTATCTGTCATAGCACTTACCTCCTTATTAATCTCAGTTGAGACAGTACCGTTGGCACTATCCACTAAGAATTTTATCATATCAACTTTTTCGCTGTCATTCTTTTCTACAAAGCCAATGTTTTGCATAGGCTGTCCATTAACTGGACTGTAAACTTCTTCTTCTTCTGAAAGAACTGCAAGGCCAGAAGCTTTGTCATAGAATACGTTTTCAATCTCAAGCTCAAAATTATCGCCTTTAACTGTGCTAGCTCCATCTACTTTTTCAACAGAAATGATACTTGCAAACTGGTTTGCTGGATTATCAACAAGAGAAAGCTCTACTAAGTCATAGTCTTTAATTATACGAATGGCACAATCCATCTTTTCATCGTAGGCATCGTCCCACTTGTTCATTCTTCCGCCAATAGAAAATCCTGTGTACGTTCCGTCAAGAACCTTTTCCCAAGCATCCTGTGCACCCTTTGATACATATGCGGATACATAAACACCAGAGTGAAAGCTCTTGGTCTCTGGATCAAAGTACTTGTCTTCCTTAAATGAAATCATCTTACCTACTGCTGAGGGCTGGTGCATCTCTCGGATGTTCCCTCTAAACTTAGCAAAAGCACTTAAAGATGCTTCTGTGGTGACGATATCGTTTTGCTTGTCGATATTGTCTAGCGTGGCAAAGCCAGAGACCATACGGCGTTCTTGATCAACCTTACTGAAAGGCATAGAGATGCGAACGTTATCGCCCTCTGATTCGAAATGTGCTTTTTGAATAGTCATGCTAATCTAATTATAAACCCTTTTTTTAAGTTTCTCTACTTTGACAGTATACACTACTTTATTCAGTAGTGCGTCCTTCACCCTTTGGAGCGCGGCCTGTTGTGGCTGTTGGTCCATCGGAAGCTCCAGCAGAGCGTTCTGCGTCCCTTGCACGAGTCTTTCCAGCAACAGCAGCAGAATCTGCGGCAGTGCGAGAACTCATTTCAAACGGCTCATCCCCACCCTTGCGAGGGGGAAGGTTTATAGCATCACGAGCTTCGTTAGGCATCATAATTTGATTACGAACATAACGTTCAAGTATCTGAGATTGCATACCTTCGTCGGTAAGAGTTAGCTCGTTAAACTTAAGTTCTAGAACATCTGTCTTTTCCTTAATGATCTTACCTAAGATTTTCTCTAGGTTTCTTTGAGCTGGTCGTGCAACTTGTTCTTTAAATGTACGGTCTTGCGACATGGCTGCTGCAATGTTAGATGCGTCGCTACCGCCAAGCTTTGATAACGGAACCTGGTGAGCAATCAGAACATCATCACGGTTTTGCTTTCGGTACTCTTTAAATGAACCATCCTGAATTCCATTTTCAATAGGCTCCATCTTAAATTCAACCTTGTTGTTATCCGAATCTCCTGGAAGAGGGATGTAAAGCGTTCTGTGAGACTGCCCCTTGAGACCTGTCTGCAAGAACCTAAACATTTTATCTTCTGCGTCAGAGGATAGCTGAGCACCCTTCAAAGTAACCACATATCGTGGAACTGCTTTATTTGAGAAGTAATCAATATTGTACTGAGATGCCAGGGCGTCACCAAGAAGTGAAGGCATAGCGGCAATAACGTCGGGAACACCATAAAAAGTATTAAGGGGAGAGTATTCTTTAATGTGGATAATTTCGTTTGGACGAGGATCATCCGTAACGGGGCTAGGGTTTGTTTGACCAAAGTTACGAAAGTAAACTACTTTGTTTGCAATTATTTGAACAAATCCATCGTGTAACCTACGAACACGGATAGTCGTTGTAGGGATGTGACCTAGATAACCAATCTGCCCATTGACTGTTCTGCCAATTTCTAAGTAACCGTTTCCAGTTGCGTGAACATCCGTAAAGACCTTCTCTAGAGTGCTTGTAAAGCTTTCTTCTGTATTGAGACTTTCTATCCACTCCCTAAGTTCCGTTTTAAGGTTTTCAATTCTCTTTCTTGCACGAGCTGTGGCATCTTCATTCTTAGATCCTTCAAGCTTCATGGCTGCTCTAGGAGAAATAACAAAGTCATAACCTAGGCCAACAGTGTTTTCTACTTTGGCATCAATAGCTGCGTGGTTAGCGAACGAGGTATCGTAGTAAGATGCCAACTGGTAGACATCGTATGGTGGTGTAATGATATCAAAGATACCGTAAGCATTCCTGTATACCGTTCCTGGATTTAGCTTTTTTGACTTTGCTCCATCCTTACCCGAGTCAGTAGCGCCAGCAGAGTCCATGTAGGCTTCTGACATCTCTGTCTTAGAGATTACTCTTACTGCTCTGCGCTTAAAATTTAGGTCTAATCCACTAAAGTTTTTTACTTCGTCCCAGTCTTTTCTAAATGGATCGTTCTTTTTTGATAAATCTTCAATCTCTGGAAGACTGTCAATTCTTGCAGGAATTTGAATCCTAGTCATTTCATTAGGCATTATAGGCTTCTACTCCATACTCATCAATTGTTTTCTTAGCTGCTATTAATGCACCAAGATCATTCATCGATGGGATCAGACCCTGGTCCATTCGATCTACTTGCTCGCTATGGGTTTCATCACTAACTTTTCTATTGTTAGAAAAGAATACAGCGGAACCCTCTGTTTGCCCATAGTGCCTAGCGGCGTTTGCTAACTCTGCGATCTTTGCCTGATCATTTTTCATTGACTCAATACATAGAGGATCATTGTTACCCCCAGTAAAAGCTTTGCCATTGGGCTTTACCCAGACATAAACACCTGCATTAGAAAACGGCTCTTCCACCATTCGGACCTTGGTTTTACCAATTTGGCCTTTCATCACTTGTTCCATAACCAAATTATATCATATTAAACAGGAGTGGTCGTAATTGCTGACCAAGATACAGACTTATAGAACTGATATTGGTAGTTATGTACTCTAAATGTGCTACCTGTGTCCACTATGAATCTATCATTGCCTGTGTACTTTTTATAAATAGCCTTACCATCAATACCAGCAAAAGTTTTAGAGGCAACAAAAAGAACGTCTCTCCACGTAAAGTCTCTAGTTGGTCCGTCATCCCCGTCAACAAAAGCTGGGTAAGTTTTCCAGTAATCCCAGGTTTGCTCTTCACCATTAACAGCGGAGATTCCAGACCATTTTCTATAAACAGAGTTTGCTTGTTGTTCATTAGCGCTTGTCTGGTAATGAGATATGTTGTCAAAAATGACAGAGCCAGTAATTCTAAAAGAGCCTATGAAATTAGCAAAGTCGAGTGGTATAGAGAAACCTATACCAATAGTTGTCCAAGATCCAAGTTGAATTCTTGGATTTTTTACTTTTTGACCGTTTATAAAAAATACAATATTGCTAGCTGGTAATCCAGTATTAGCATTAATGGCATAAATTATTCCTCTTTTTCCAGACGCACTATCCGCTATCAAGAAGAATTTATATTTTTCTGTAGCTCCTTCTATTTCAAAAGCTTGGTCTGCAAAGGCTGGGAACCGTTCGTCATCAAACCTGGCAGACATTTGCCAGGCGTATGTCTTATATGTATCCGAAGAGCTGGGGTTTATAGGTATGTTAATTCCCCTCTCAAATTCATGGTTTGTAAAGTCTCTTAGTCTTATTCCGCTAGTAGAGGTCATGTATAGGTAGGGACTGCTACCTTTTGTTATGCTGAATGGGTTTTTCTTTTTGTAGTCATAGTATTCCCCTGTTTTAACGTATGGGTATATGTCTGTTCCAAACTTTGTTCCAATAGGGTTTACGGTATAAGCGTTTAGAGCCTGAGAGGCCAGCTGCAACGACCGAATCTTTACTGGATTTTCTATCTTTCCATTTGATAATATTTCAATATGCAGGACAATCGCAATTGCCTTAAAATTAACATTTTGTGGTGGATAGATGACCATTCCGTTTGTAACTTCATATCTTGTTGTTCTCCATGCATTTTCTGTTGGAGAAATTACCCCCGAACGAGGAGGCAACTCTGTATTCAAAAAATAGCCTGGCCTAATGATTGCATTTTTGGTTGTTTGTAATTCTTGAAAAGAGACAAAGGTTCTAACCACAGAGTTTGACGTGTCGTACTTTCCCATAAAGAATTTATTAATTTGTGGGTAACTAATATTAAATTGGATAAAGTCAAGGTCGTTGACCTTCTTGTTCTGCCCACCATATACATATTTTGCAAAATAACTAAGAGGAACGTAGTCTTGCCAGTAACCATTAGAGGCTATGTCCAAAACATACTTACCTAAAAATGTTTTTGGAATAAAGGTATAGCTTGCAATATGATTGAGAATTTTATCTACCAAAACAGAGTAAACTCCACCGCCGTCAGCAACATCTTCGTATGGATCGTTCAGATTGCCAAAGTTTGAATCGCCGGAATCAAACGTTCTCTCCCAGTAATCGGATTCTTGTTCATTAGAAAAGTTTCCACCATCGGACGAGTTTTCACTCTCAATAGAGTTGTATCCAACGACAAGCCCAGAGTCATTTGTAAATATTGTTGATATCTTGCTTAGATTTCTTGCTGTACAAAAACCTATTCTGTATATTTTGCCATAGAATGTGCTATCAAAGCTTGACTGTCCTGCCACATATAGCCTTAGCTGTTGTTTTGAACCTAACATTGTTGTAACTCTTCCGCCAAAAAATGAGGAAAACTTTTGCATGTCAAGACCTACAACAATAAAATCTCCAGCTGTATGCGCTGTGACGTAATTTGGATCTACCAGGTCTTCTTGTATGGTGGCTCCGCTTGCGGTTAGATAAGACATAGAATATGACAATTCACCGTTACTTAATGTGGCAACTATCTTATCGCCAGTTGTTTTGTGCTCTAAGCAAAACAGTGTCTGCACAGAAGTGTTGTCGGGATCAGACTCTAACAAAATATAAAAAGCCTTTAGATCTTGTTGGATAAAGTTAAAGTTTTCAAAAAGAATGTAGCCTTCTGTGTTGTTCCATAACTCATTTGGCTTTAGCGTTGTATAGGTTCCATAAATTCCGTCAGAACTTGATACGGAGCTGAACCATTCTTCATATCTTTTATTGTTAAATTTTATTTCTGGCAGTTCGTATTCTGGCATTGAGATTGTTGAGTTTGTTATTGTAAGGTTTTCGTTTATGCCTTGAGCCCATCTGCCCATGTCTGGGTATAGATAATTTTTTGCATAATTGGCTACAGGATAATCTATAGATACAGAAGCCCCTAGATTAAAACCCTTTATGTTTTCTGGTGTCTCTACTCCCTGACCATATACCCATCTTCTTTTTTCTACAACGTTTGGAACCAGGTATGGGTATATTCCCACAGAATCTATCTCTATAACGGGTACATCCTCGTAAGCATAAACCCCCAACCAGTCTTGATTGTATGTTTCAGAATCTATCTCTGTATATCTTGAGGGTAAAGAGAGACTTGAGGTTATATACGAAAGCTTTACAACCTCTTCCCCATTAATCGTAAGGCTTGCAGAGTCTTTGCCCATACGAACAGACACGATCATTGGTCGATCCCATTCTCCGATATAGTAAGACCCGATGTTTTCGTTAACCTTAAGAATTATAAAAGAGTCATTAACATAAATACCATCCAGAGAGTTTGTTGGCCCAAATATTCTTCTTGGCTCAATAGCTGATGACTGAATTCTCATCCAAAGCTCTACCGTTAAATCTGAGTACTGGCCTTCTTGGTTTAAGAATCCAAATCCAGGAACAATGACACCAGGAAGGTAGGCACTTGTGTTATAAATTTTATTTGGAACTACCCTCGTGCTGGAGGCTGCTCCATACACCAGAGGCATACCTGAATTAGTTGCAGATAGAGAGTTTCTATCATTGACTAAGTAATAGCCGTTTTTAGACTGAAGTCCATAGGCGTTTGCAACAACGCCTTTAATGTTTCCCGCATAATCTATAGCAATGGGAAACTCTTCATCTGTAGATATGTTCTGTGGTATAGACCCTACCGACTCTACATGAAAAGACTCTGACCATTGACCAAAAGTTAATGCATGAAGTAGTGGGGTATACTTTGGCGTTGTTTCTGTTAACTGCGTATAAGTTATCTTAAAATATACCTTTATATCAGAAGCATTGGCTGGGATATCGAAAGTTTCTGCAATAAAACCCCATTGCTGCACTTCTGCTATATAAAAAGTTTTTGTCTCTCTCGATGCTTGAAGAGTTACAGAGTCTGTATACTCATATCCAAGATCTACTTCAATCTTTTGTCCAAAAGGAAAGATATATGTTGATATCGAAAATGTTTCAAGACTTAAATCTAGGTCTTCAAGTTGTACAATCTCTGTGCTTGTTATTGTTACGCTGTCTGTTTCACCAACGACAATTGTTGGAAGGTTTATTTGATTTACGTATTCCCCAGAAAATTGCTCAATTGGAAATATGTCAGGAAATAATGCGGGATCTAGGTATGACGTTACACCATCAGCTAACACTTGTCCAGACGAGTTTTTGGTTATCCAGTTTGTCGAAAGATCTCTATCTGAATGAGACACCAAAGAAACGTAATCTGCTGGCTCATCTAAAGCCCAAAGACCAGTGGGGTGTTCAGCAAAAACTTTTTCTGCATAAAGATTAGATGTGGTTGACAATATTTTCTCCTAATCTAGTTTATCATAGCGTTAGGTTTTAATAATGTAGTTAACAACCGTAAATGGTTGCAAGTTATTATGAGCGCCGCCACTTCCAAAGTTTCCAGTATTTGCCGTAGAAACTTCTCCACTCGATGCGCTTGAAGAGGCCGAGGTAGTCCCAGAATAAGTATGAGAATGATTTCCCTGTGAGTCTGTAGGGTTTCCGCGAGCGTCTCCTGGTGTCCCAGTGTTATAATTTGGACCACCAGCAGTATTCCAGTTTGCATACGTATTATGAGTATGAGCACCAGTAGTATTTGTAGTTCCACTAAACGTATGGGTGTGTGCGATAGTGTGCGTATGGGCCATTGTATGTGTATGAGAGGGAGACTGTGCTTCTATAAGGGTGTGAGTTTCTGCCCCAGAAAACTGCCCTAAAGATCTTGCCGTCATGGCCGTCCCACCAGAAACAACTCCAGAACCAGAACCTCCATTTTGAGCACCAGCTCCAGCCCCTACGGCTGTACGTCCCATTAAGTTAGGAAGATTGAAAGTTGTGCTTCCGTTTCCATTTCCATAAGAGCTTCCTATAATGTTAAAAAGATCTGGATACAGAGACTTCAACACCGCAGAACCATCACAAAGTAAAAATTGGCTTGGTGCGCTTGCGCCAGCATATGGCATGAGAGCACCTGTGGGTACGCTAACCATTGGCTGAACAGACGTAAGGCTTTGTACTGACATATTTCCACTACTATCGAGAGAGGCAAGGACGTTTCCGTTAGCATCTGTCCATTGCTGCATATTTGCTGACTGCCCCGTCTTTCCTCTTACAATAACAGGGACCAGGTTTGTTTCAGCTGTCGTATATACTGCATTTTTAAATATATTGGGCACAGAAGTGCCACCATTTGATTGCCATACTCCGACTGTTGCGTCAAAGTAGTAGTCATCATAGATCTGACCATCAGATGGATTGGAAGGAAAATCTAAAGCCATTTTCTATCTCCGCAATCTAAGACGTAACGTCTTCTGGTTTAGGGTATTTTTCTTTTACTGCAAGGCATTCATCAATATATTTTTGTATTTGAGCTGTGTCGTTCTTAACGATTCCATCTAGATAATCTTGCATAGGAGGATACTCTCTTATTCTCCAGCGTTGATATTCTGTATCGTCAGAATCTTTTTGAAGTTTTTCTATTTCACCGATAACGTCTGTCTCTGTTGGCTTTGACTGGTATTCGTCTTGCCACTCAAGCTCTGAGTATTCTTCGTTACTCATTACCCACACCGCACCTGGGCGCAAAGACTGTAAAGCATCGGCTATTCCAATGTTTTTACTGATGGGTCCTATGCTCATTGTCTAATTATACACTACTGTGCAATTTCCATAACCGTTATGGTTGATATCATTCCAAGAGCAGTATCTGTTCCTCTTTGGTTAACTTTTTGTACCGCAGATGCTTGATCTGAGTTAATAGAAACACTATAGACTGTTTGTGCCTGTGAGTTTATACTGTCTAAGTAGGAGAATGCTACTGGAAGCATTTCTGTTCCAACAGCATTATATATATTTGAAACAAATGTTTTGTTTTGCGACGTGCCTCCCGTACCCGAGCCTATTTGTGTAGAGTTTCTATAAAGGCTTAGCCAGGTAAAAGAGCTTATGCTTGATGAGATATTGATATTTGCAGAGATCAGGAATGAACTGTTTGTCATTTTAGGAGTTATGGTTACAGATAGATCTGGAATTGTTGTTTCTGCAGTCCCTGTTTTTGAAAAAACATTATTCTTTGTAGCAGAAATAACTTGCAGTACTTTTCCTACGTTTTGTGCTGAAGAAACTATAGACACCCACTGACTTGACGTTCCATCGTTATAGTATAGGTAGGATATTCCTGATGTAGAATTAAACCAGATATCTCCAGCGTTTGGTGTTCCTGGAACAATTGGAGAAACTATAGCGACTGAAGCAGACTCTTCTCTTCCTTGCCACGCAGATTTTGAGGAACTATAGACATAATATCCATATACCTGTCCGTTTGTTGGGGAAGATGGAAAGTCAAGTGCCATAGTTTAATTATACCCTAGGTCTTGATTATATAATTAAGAACTATGTAAGGCTGCAGATTGTCATGAGCCTGACCCGAACCAGCGCTTTGGTTTGTTGCGGTAGTATCTTGGTTTGTTGCCACCGCGCCACTAGCTTTAAAGCCATTGCTGGCTGGTCCGTACATACCACCATATGCACTGCCAGCGGTAGCTGTTGTATTGCCAAAAGCTAATTGAGTTGTTCCAAGATATATTCCGTGCTCGTGGGTATTTTGCGTATGATTGTGAGAGTCTTGGGTATGCGTGTGAGAGGGCATTTGTGCTACTGAGAGTGTCGCTGTCTTAGCTCCACCAATTTCACCAAGTACATTAAATTCTGTATCCAAACCTTTTCCAACAGGAACACGATTTTCCAAGTTTGGTATACTAAAAGCTGTTCCTGAACCACCATACTGATAACCAATTACAGAAAACAAATCGGGATAATCAGACCTATTCAAAGATTGTCCAGTACAGAGAAGGTATCCTCCTGGGGCAATTGATCCAGCAAACTGAGATATAACTCCTGAAGGTATTTGAGAGACAGTAGCTGCTGCTAAAGCTCTCCACGCTTGCATTGAGGAGTCATAGTAGAAGTTGTCATATACCTGCCCACTTGTGGGCGAAGCTGGAAAGTCTAAAGCCATAATCTCATTATACCTTAATCATATAGTTAAGAACTATGTATGGTTGAAGGTTGTTGTGGGAAGAGTCACTTCCCGTTGTTCCGATAGTGCTTGAAGATGAAGATGTTGTTCCAGAATATGTATGACTATGGTTTCCGTCGCTGCTCGTAGGAACGTTGCTGGAACCATTAGATGCTTGAGTAAGCTCCCTAAACTGTGCTCCTGTGCCACGGTTAACAAGAGCACCATAGGCCGTGTGGGAATGTGCGCCAGTTGTATTTGTGGTTCCAGAAAAAGTGTGATCATGAGATGCCTGAGAATGCGTATGAGAAGGCATTTGTGCTTCTGTAAGGGTGTGTGTCTCAAAACCACCACTTGAAGACATAGATGAGAATGTTCCTGACGATGCTTTTCCTACTGGAACCCTACCTTGCAAGTTAGGAATCAAAAACGTTGTTGACCCATCCCCCGCTCCATAAGTGTCTCCGATTGCAGAAAATAGTCCAAGGTATGTTGTTCTTGACACTGATTGTCCTTGGCATAGTAACCATCCCGTAGGGGCTGATAGTCTAGCTGTTTGAATTATACTTCCTATTGGCATTATTTCATTTACCGAGGGTACTGCAGAAGATAACATCTCTACCCATTGACTCGATGTACCGTCGTTATAATACATAAAAGAGATACCCCTTGTCGTATCAAGCCATACGTCTCCGTTATTTGCAGGAGTGGGAGCTGTTGGTGAGGGGATGCCAACCGTTGAGACTGCCGCCTTTGCCTTCCACACTCCAGAAGTGGCAGACCAAATATAGTTTCCAGAGACTTGTCCATCCGTAGGATTGCTAGGAAAGTCGAGAGCCACTTATGTCTGCTTCCGATTGTCTCTGCGCTGCGCTCTGTATACTTGCAGCTAAAACCACAGCCTCACGATCTGCTGGAATCTCTGTGGTGTTTGGGTCTGCAAGCATTCTGGCTACTTCTAACTGAAAAATTTCATTCATAGCAATTCTTGCTCGTTCTTTTATAAAGTTTTCAGCCCACTCTTGTGGGTCGTAAGCTATATAGGAAAGCGCCTTGGCTTCTGCGGCAGTAAGCTTTATGTTTATTTCCATAGTTTAATTATACAC